ACCTCGAAGCGCGATTAAAGTAAAGCTTTCCTTCAAGGTGATCGTATTCGTGTTGAAAGACGCGGGCAGTCATACCAATAAATGTTTCTGTTCGAGTGTCTCCGTTTGGAGTTTGGAAACGAACACGAAGATGTCTTGGACGTTTTATTTTAACAACCAATCCAGGAAACGAAAGACAACCTTCTTCAAGAATTATCTGTTCGGCTGACGGCTGAACTATCCTCGGATTAAAACAAACGAAGTTCTCAGGATTGCCGCGCATAGCAAAAATGCGATAAGGAACTCCAACTTGATTGGCAGCAAGGCCAAGACCGTTCCAATCATACATAGCTTTAACAAGTTCATGCGAGAACTCAATCGGATCGAACGGTGGGTTCTGAAAGTCGAATGACTGACACTGCATCGTCAGAATCGGGTCGTTGCTCTTCACTAGTTCCATTTTTCTTTTCCTTCAAACTATAAGTGCCATCTTCATTGTCAATCCAAAACAACTCTGTTCCTTCTATCCATCCCATCTGCGAAAGTAGATCTGCTGGAATAGGAAGAATGAGATCTCCAGTTTCTGGGTCTTTTTCTAAATTTACTACCAATGCCGTATAACTCCTGCTACGATAAAGATATTTGTAATGATATAACAGAGAACGATAGCTGTTCTAATAATTGCAATAATGTCTGCTTCTCTGTTATCCTTGACATACTTGTCACCAAGCGCCTTTGCCCAGAGCCTCCACATTATGCAATCCTTGAAAAATTCTTATGTTTCTCGAATCGTAATACGTTATTGAATTTATCATATAGCTGATCTGTCTTATGACTTATTATAAACGTATTTGTATCTTTTGTCAAGTTGTTTATTACCTTGAGAAATTCTTCGGTTCCATTTGAATCTAGAGAACTGTCGAATACTTCATCCATAATGAGAAGATTTGTGCTAACAGAATTACGCAGTTTAGCAATAGCGCGCCAAGTGAAAAGTATAGCAAGATTAATTCGCATCTTTTCCCCTTCTGAGAAAGATGCATAACTAAACTCGTCACGGAATCGTGACTTGATAGTTTCATTAAACTCTTCATCCAGCTCAAATTGAACAAAAAAGTCCATAGCGCTAAGATACTTGCCAATGAGCTTATTAATAACTGGGACATACTGTTTAATAATCCTTGCTTTGATGCCACCATCTTTCAACAAAGATCCGGCGTTGGCCAAAATCATTTTTTCTTCTGTTAAAGAATTATACTTAACTTCGTGATCGTTCAATTCTTTTTCTAATTCAGATATCTTTTCTTCTTCATGATACTCTTGCCTTTGATTAATATCATTAATTTCTTTTTCAAGATGATTGCGATATTTAATCATAGAATCAATATTATTTTTCATTTTAAATAATTCCATATTATTGGAATTTATTTGACTAGCAATTTCCATAATCTGATTGAGTCTAGAATTAGTTTGCTCATACTGCTCAACAAGTTTATTCAACCCTTCGTTTATAGATTCTATATCGTTACTTTTATTGAAAATAGTTCTCTCACGAAATTCTGAACTGATAGACTGAGTGCAAGTAGGACAGTTCTCATGCTTCTTGAAGAAAGATATATCGTTCTCGATCAAAGCACGTTTAGCTTCGATCTGATGTTTTAGTTTGGAAAGCTGATTAATCTTTTTAGAAATCGCAGTTTCATCTTCAATAGATTCTTGAAGATCTTTTCTAATCTTTTCAAGATTCCAGTACTTGTTATTTAATTCTTCTATCTTAATATCTGTCTCTTCGATTAAGGAAACCTTTTCAGTAACGATCTTCTCATTACTGTTTTGCATTTCTATCATATGATTTTTAACAAGCTCTATTTTATCTAGGATAAATTTTTGCTCTGCGTTAATTTGAATCATCTTCTCATTATTAGAAGATACTTTATCTTTGAGTAACGAATTCATCATTGTAAATATTTGAAGGTCTAAAAGATCTTCAATGATTTCACGACGAGAATGAGCAGACAATTGCATAAAAGGTTGAAAGGTTGCAGAACCAAGAACAACAACCTGACAAAACGATTTATGATTTACCTTTAAAATTTTCTTCTCAAGTATTTCTTGATAGTCTCGCATTTCAGCTGACTGATTAAGAAGAATATTATTCTGATATACTTCGAAAACAGTTGGCTTTATACCACGAATAATTTTATAATTATTTTTCCCAATAGCAAATTCAACTTCAACAACAAGATTTTTCTGGTTGATACTATTCAGTAATTGAGGCTTGTTGATTTTACGGAACGGCTTACCAAACAATACAAACGACAACGCATCAAGAATAGTGGATTTACCAGCGCCATTCTCTCCAACGATAAGAGTTGTTTGATGTACATTAAGCGCAACTTCGGTGAATACATTACCTGTTGAAAGTAAATTTTTCCATCGCAATTTTTCAAATAAAATCATTCTACAGTCAACGCCTCGTTATATAACTTAACAATAAAATTTTGCAGTAAATCTTTATTAGGTGTATTTGTTTGATCAATATACTTTTTAAAAATATCAAGAGTTGATTCTGTTTCGTTAACTATATCTTCATCGTTTTCTAAAGAAAGATTCAGATGATCTTCAACTATTTGAAGTTCTAAAGGGTTTACTTTTTCTAGAGCGTTGATAAACATATCAAATCTATATGGGTTAGTTTTGTTAGTAACAATAACTTTTAAAATCTTACCAGCATAACGCTGTAATTCATATCCTTCTGGTTCTTTACCAGGAGTTACATCATCATACCAAAACTTATCAAACATTTTGTATGGGTTTTCAACGAAGGTTAATTCCCTGGTTTCCGTATCCAAGATATGAAATCCGCGAGGATCGTCATAATCGCTCCAAGTGAACTCACCATGGCTACCCAAATAAAAGATAGAACCGTCGCTGGAACGGTGATGATAATGCCCAGAAAGAACCATGTCAAAACGATTAAAAGTAGACCTATCATCGCCATGTGATACAATACTTCCTCGGTACATTTCGAAACCTTGGATCTCAAGATGCCCCGCAGCAATTGGCGCATGGCATCCCTTGATTCGCTCAATACTTTCTCTTCTGTTTTCATCGCAAATCCATGGTATTAAAAGAATAGGAAGGTTATCAAAAGTAACAATCTGTGGCGCTTTATCTAGAATATCGATATGCTGATATGAGCTTGCAATTTCCCGTAGTGCGTTTACTTCATTCGTGTTCTTGTAGTATGTGTCATGATTACCTGCAACCATTAAAACTTTAAGTTTACGATCGTTCAAAGGTTGAAGAAAATCTTCTCTTAGACGGCGAGCAGTATTAATGTTAATATACTTACGTCTATCAACAAGATCCCCAAGATGTAATACGGTATCAATTCCCATTTTCTCAATAGTGGGAAAAAAGATATTATCAAGAAATTGCTTAGAATTATTAAGGAAGGCGACATTATCGTTACGTACTCCCCAGTGTGTATCTGTTATGATTGCTATTTTCATCTAGCATTTTTCTTCTTTGAATTAAGGAATGAGTTCTTATCTCTTGAATAAGTGTTCAAGCAAGTAGTTGTATAATCTCTAATTACCTCAAGACGAAGCACATAATTATTACGTTCGTTTTCATTAACAGTTGGATCACCAAGTTTATCTACAAGATCCATTATATTAGCTGGCACTAGGTGCAGGTTCTTCATCTTCAATCTCCGAAAATTTTTCTATTCCATTTAGTTTACTATTCTTTTTGACTTTTGTCAACTTATTTTCAAAGTTTCTTATGAGTTCGTCAGAATATTCATTTGATTTTAAATGTATGTTATCTGAATCGGTCCACAACTCGTTCATAAGAAATCCGTTTTCAAAATTCTTATGCTTAATATATGTTTGTTTCTTTTCTTTATGTATCCTACGGATAAATGCGTTCCATGCGATCTGTGTAAAATAAGCGAATGGGTTATTAGTTCTATCAGGATCGAAATTATCAACTGCAGCGATACAATCAATAATACCATCGCTGATCATTTCTTGCTTATATGTGTATCCAGAAAAGTTAGGTTTCTTGGCAAGGTTATTACAAATCAAAAGAATAGACTGACCAATGTAATTACTGACCTGCGGTTTAGTTCTGTTATTATCGATGGCATCTTTTAATTTTGTTCTATGTTCAATCATAGAAGTATACAATGTTTTATTATTGATGTAATTTTTTGCTTTCGCCATATTTAACCCTTTACTTTTTTATTTTTCACAGTATAATCACTAGTGTGATAGATGATATATTAGATCTTAAGATTTACATTATAGAGTTTATATTCAAACTTCTCTTCATTGTATATCTTTATACGCTCCATAAAGTGGAGAATAGTAAAGTTCTTTTTAGATTTCCAAGTCATGTCGTCGGCAATGTCGTAA